ATAAGTCAGTGCTGGACTGTTGAACGGGCCAAAGGTAGGATTGGGACCCAAAGGATTGAGGGTTCCGGACGTTCCAGACGCAGAGAAAGAAGGCATGCCAATGGTGTCGATCGCTTTCTTGTAGAAAGTGACATCATAGCTAACCCAGAGTTCACCAAGGGTGACGCCAGGTGTGGACATCCCCTGCGTGGCAACTTGAAAGTTGCCAAGGGTGTAAAGCTGGGTGGGCGCTAGGGTGGTGTATGGACTCGACACGAAAAGGACTCGGGTTGGTCTCTCGTTGGGGTCACACTCGATGCCATGCATGGCGCTGTTGGAAGGCTTGGTGCTGTTGGCATAGTCCGATGATTCCATGATCTGCTTGGTGGAAAAGACAGGATCGGTGATGTCATAATCGGTGGCTAAGACGACAGCGCCAAGCCCCTGACCGGCACCGTTGAAGTCTGAGCTCGTTGAAACGAACTCAAACACGATACCGTGGGGCTCCCATTGGTCAAACAAGTTGGCAAATTGGGACAACCAGGGGAAGGTGTTTACGTCGCCGGGGTTGATAGGATAAGATTTGTTGGAGAAGCCAGTGGAGGAGAGCACATCGCCAATGTACTCGCGTTCCCTGATCCTGACTCCACGCTTACCGTCAGACCCGAATTTCGGCACGATGGCAGACTCGAGGGCGATCGTGGCTTTGTTTCCAGGGATGAGTGAGTTGTGGAGGATTTGGTAATCCCCGAAGCCCAATATGGAACTAAGGCCTTCGCCAGCTTTCTTGCCAATGTCGGGCATGCCAAAGAGCCCTCCAACGCGGGATCCAATGGATGTGAGGGCTGATTTGCCAGCCCCAGCAACGTTGGGCACTTTCTTGTTGAGGGCGTCCAACTTGGATTCCACGCGGTTAAGCGTCTGCGCATCCGCGACGGTGTAATCACCAGTACCCTTCAGGGTTTGCTTGTTAGCTTTTGGCTTTCCTTGCGTACTTCTTTTGGTCGGTTTTGGCATTTGGTTTGGGTGTTTGTCAAACACAGTAGAAAATTTTAGGACAACCCCTGCAGTACCCACGACACTGCAGTCTACTGTGCGCCCGCGCACTGGTTTACACAACGCCAGGCCGCCTCCAATCAGATTTGAATGGAGGTTGCACTACCGCGGCAGGTGGGGGCGGTGGCGTTGGCGCCGGAGCAGCTTGTGCGGCTGCTGCGGCTTGCTCTGCTTTCTTCAGGGCATGTGCCTCAGCACGTTTTCTCCCATGGGCCAACTTGGAAGGGGCCAATTTCTTGGCCTTCCCAGTGGCCCGTGGCACCCTAACTGGGGTGCCGCCGGAGTCGGTGCTGACCTCAACCGGTAAGCTCGTACCACTGGGTCCAGGCAGTGGTTCGGGCGTTGCTTCAGGAGGTTGAAAAGGCTGCTCTAAGAGGGGCTCACGTGCTTCGCCGTCGACAACGACTGGCAGTGTGACTGCCTGCTCACCCTCGTATGCGATGCAGGGTGGTGACAATAGATACTCCAGTGAAGTTGCCCCACGCAACCAGACCGTTAAACGGTCTGGATCACAAAGGGGAAGAGCAAGCTCAACTTCATGGTGCATCCATTCACCAAGGGCGTTGGGGTAGTTACTAGTGGTTATGAAACCATTCCAGGGGCGCAATTGAATTGCGATGTCCTGAGCCACCCTGATTCCCTGTCCGAACACGCAGACCGCATTTGCATACGGTCCAATGAGGGGTGTGTTTGAGTCAGAGGCCACTAAGCCACGGCATTTCTCAACGAGTTTCATCGCGGGAGTCACCGTATGTGGTAACACCCTGGAGAGGTGAATCTTTATGAGCTGGCGTGCTATGTCGCACATGGAGTCAGGACAACCTGTCCAGACGTCTGGACTGTAAACGCGGCTCAAAAACATGACGCCACGTTGCCCGGGCAAGACCACTTCACATTTAAGTTTCAGGCCTAGCTTTGCGCATACAGTCTCATATGTCACGGCGTCGACGTTACGGCAAAGGCCGTCGTCACCGCCAAACAGGGAGTTCTTTGTCTCCGCCCAAGCTTGTTGCTTGGACATTCCAGTGTGCCGCTGGGCCGCGTAGTAAGTGCCAGCGTTGACAATCGTGTTAAACACAGACGTTTCTGCTGACCCTGACAAACGCGACCATTCAGTGTCGTAGACGAAGCCCTTCTGGGTTTGCGCCTTGCAATGGTGCTGCGTACGCTGCGCCCTCAGCATGTCCACATGGTGCGCTTGCTCAAATAAGCGCATTGCGAACATCTCTTCTAAGAGTCGCTGGGGATAACCGATCGTCCCGTCTAAACGGGAAAAGTCGGTCTTCGCAACGTTGCTGGCAGTGTCGCAAACCGCGACGACGCGTTCTGCAATCTCAAACGGCGTGACGCCGAAGGCATACCAGCTGCAGGTCTTGAGATACTCCGCCACGGCATACGTGTATCGCGACCACTCAACTTTGTCGTTGGGTGGCACGATGGAGATATTTCTAGGGTCTGCAGGTTTCTGGTAAGACTCGGCTTTCATGAAGGCACGCACGATGTTGAACTGCTCGCCAACCCATGAGACTGCGAGATTCGCAGTCTCAATGATCCCGCGCTGGCTCGGTCTAGCCTGGCGCAGTGCCACTTCGTCGTAACTTACGGGCTCTGCGACGCCGGCCACTGGTATGGTCAGCTCGACAAACTCGTAGTAATAACGGAGGAGTTGGGGGTCGAGAGTTTTCTCATCGATGGGGTTGCGCTGCTTCAGAACACGCTGCTTGATGCTCTGTTCCTCGTTTGCTCTAGATCTCATGGGCACGAAGGAGCCTGGCAGTATGCATGGCATAAAGGGCTCCTGCGCTGGTTTGTCGCCGTCCTCAATTTGGCCGTAGGTGTAGAAATGAGTTGATTTCGACACCGGGCAGACGTAGTCTGGCCGCCGCTGGGGCGCCTTATGGCATTCCTGGAGCAGCATAGCTTTCGCTTTGCGCTCCAGTGCCAACTGGGGTTCTTGCGGTGGAGGCCCGAGATGCGTCTCAATTGTGGCTGTGGCAACGTGGTTAAGGGCAAGCCGGTAGAGCCTGGAGATAGTGGCGTCAGTTGGTGATGGTACAGTGACAGCCAGGTACTCTCCAGGCGCTCCGGTGCTGATGACGTTGCCACGGACTGGGCACATGATCTCTAGTCGGTTGAACTGCCCCGTATTTGGACGGAGCCGCTGCAATCGTGGGGAGCTGAGGAAGCTTGCAAAGAATGCACCTGCGCCGATCCACTTTCCAACTGGCGTAAGAAGAGTGACCTGATGGTCGCTGGATATCTTACGGCGGTCCAGCAAGAAGGCTGTCGCCCGGTAAGTGAACCCAAATATGGTATCACACACCATGATAGAATCAGGTG